AAGATATAATGTTATTGTCCAGGCTGGATCTATGTTACCGACAAATAGATATGCAGCCTTAGAATATTATAAAGAATTTTTCCAAATGGGATTAATTGACCAGGAGGAAGTATTGAAGAAATCAGAAATATTTGATACCGAAGGTATCTTAGATAGAGCAGGTAGAATACAGCAACTTACCTCACAGGTCGAGCAACTTACACAACAAGTGAAAGATCTGTCAGGTGATCTGCAAACTGCTCAAAGAGAGTCTTTCCACTCTAAGGAAAGAGCTGAACTAGAAAAGAGTAAAGGTCGCATGAAAGAACAAGAACTTGAACTCAAGAAAGGGCAGCAACTTTATAGTGAGAGACTAAATGATGTTCTAAAAGAACAGAAAAGAACCGTAAATGATCAACAAACAATGGGTGGTGGCCCCTTTGGCTTACCTGCTGAAGGATAATTACCCGAGGAGATTATAGTGGACAATGAAAAAGTAAACTTGTTTGAGGTTCCTGCAGAAGAATCTTTGCCTACAGCAGAGGTTCCTGAATCAGAATCTACAGAGCAAATAGAAGAAAAACAGTTTCCCGATCTAAGTGGGTTAGGATTACTGGATTATGAAGCACAACTAGCAGAACAAGGCGAGGCAAGCTCCCCTGATCAGGCAGTAGAGGAAGAAGTTTCTCAACAACCAGGTCAGTATCAGGAAACACCAGAAGCTAAAGACGATCCTGCTAGATTGCAATACTGGCAAAGCAAGGCTGATAAAGCCGAAGCAGCTTATAATAAAATGGCAAAGTTAGCTCCTGATGCTGTTAAATATGCTCCATTAATTGAAGCTATTCAGACAGACCAGGATGTTTTGAATTATATACAAAACAAAGCTAACAATGGTACACTTGGCAAGGTAGTTGGAGAACAGCCACAGCAGAATGGGAGTCCTACTCCTGTTCCTGCTCAAACTGCTCCCCAGGGGCCACCAATTAAACCAAACAGGCCAGCTAATTATGATCCTGCTGGGGCGATACATGAGTCTGAATCTGACAGTTTCAAATACAGAGAGGCTATGGAAGAATACAGAGATGAAATGGATGAATGGAGAAATAACCAGGAAGCAGTAAGGTATCAGCAGATGAGACTAGCTCAACAACAACAAATGCAACAAAATAAAGTAATGGACAATTACAACACTTTAAAGCATGAGTATGGAGCTAGCGAAGAGCAGATACAAACTTACAATAACTGGCTTAATGATCCAAACACCCTATCTCTACAGAATCTGTGGAGGTATCATCAGTATTTAAACCAGCCTGAAACACAGAAGAAGATCAATAAGCAGAAAGTAGAGGATTCAATGGCACAGGCTCAAAAAGCTAAAACCATACCAAATACTCCAACTAAAACTGCAGGTAAAGTAAATACACAATTAAGTGATGCTGATTTGTTTAACCTAGATCTTCTTGCGAGAAATAAAACATAAATAATAAGGAGAAGAAGTAATGGCAAATACATTACAGAAATCCTTGTCTCCTGATGCAGCTGGAGCTTCTGGTTTTTTATATGATGAAAGACGAGATTTCTACATCTCACCAAATGTTACTAAAGAACTTTGGACAGATGTAGCTCCATTTTTGACTACATTATCAAACATTGAGACGAGGTCGGATCTTAAAGATCCAGTATTTAAAATGTTTGAACACAGGAATCCCTGGCAAAAACAACAGTTTACTGTTGCAGGAACCCCTACAATACCAGATAATGATACTGGTCTAACCAATACTGCTGCTGTTGTAACCTATGAAGGTTTAGGTGCTCCAGATGCTTCTTGGATAGGTTTAGTATGTGAAATCTGGGATGCAACAAAAACAACTAAAAGAGGTGTAGCCATGATTACTAATATGGCAGCAGCTGTGCCTTTTTGGAAGCTAATGAGTGGTACTGCATTTACATGTGTTGCTACTGATATAGCTGTTGTTATTGGTAATGCACAAGGTGAAGGAATGGAATCTCCCGAACCCTGGGCAGATGACTTGCAAGTAGTTTGGAATGCTTGTCAGATATTTAAGACACCATTGCAAATAACTGGTACACTCCAGGCTGCAGTTCTTCGTGGTGAATCAAACGAGCTTGCTCGTCTTCGTTCACAGAAATCACAAGAACACAAGATCCAGAAAGAAAGAACTTTTCTTTTTGGGACTAGAGTTGGTGGTACAGGTCTGGGAGAAGCTGGCCCTACTGGACTACCTGACGATACCTTTAATGATATTGGTCGTACCTCAGGTACAATCAATGGAACAACTGGTAAGGTTCGTTCAACTTATGGTGCTATGTCTGCTGTTCTTGACTATGGTTCTAGTGATAGTACTGCAGATTATCAAAATATCTTCCCCATAACAGAAGCTTCATTTAAGTATTCTGATTGGGTTGATATTACAGAAAAGATGTTCCAATATGTACCAACTAGTGGCTTCAAAAGAGCTTTCTGTGGTGCAGGAGCATTAAGTTTCTGGAACAAACTATCTAGTAGTTCTGGCTTTGCTGGTAACTCTGGATGGGATGTTCACCTAGGAGATATGGATCGTGATCGTTTAGGCTTCAATTATCGAATGCTTGAAACTCCTCACGGAATGCTCCAGCTTATACCAACTCCAGTTATGACACGGAGTCCATATAACAAACACATGCTGGTTATAGATGATAGCAATATCTTCCATGCTCAGTACAGACCTTCAAAATACCAAACAAATATCAAGACCGATAATGCCTATGACGGTGTTAAAGATCAGTATTTTTGTGATGAGGGTATAGGTCTTCAAATGATTGAATCACATTCAGTAATGTACATTAAATAAGGAGGGTATCATGGCTTTAACAATAAGTAGTTGGACAGAAAAAACAGTCAATGGTGCTCTTGTATTGACAAGTACAAGTCTAGCGACAACTGCTGAATATGACTCTCATTCGCTAAAAACACCAGATTCATTAGATACAAATAAGGCTTGGTTCCTTAATGTAGTATCGAGTGGAACTTTAGATGGATCGGTTTCTCCATGTGATATATGGGGAGCTACAGGTGCTAATGCTGATTTGGGAGTTGTTAGTACATCAATATCTAATATAGTCGCAACAGACTGTATGGAAGTTGGTGCAGCTGTCATTGATGATTGCAAGACAGGTGTAAGCCTGTCTGTCATAATTGATCCTAACTATACAGGTGCTCCTGTGCAAACTGCACTGGCTACCCTGAATGTAGGTAGGATTAATTTGGGCACATTTGGAAGCTATATTATAAATGTTGATGGTGGATCAGATATAAATGCTGTCACTACTACATTTACAATAGTCCAATAAAACAATAAGGAATATGAGGGGGAGGGAGTCGAGGCCCAAACCCTCATATACTGAATATGAACTTTGATGTAAGAATAGAAGATCTGGCTGGAACATTAGTGCAGATAGATGGAACTACAGAAGCAGCTGATAAAGATGCATTCTTTCAGCAAGCAATGCAGGAAGCATGTCAAGATGTTGCCAGGAATGCTATAAAGGTAGCTCCTAAAGATGCACATCTTTTTGTTAGCAAAACTACACTATCTACAAATATTAACTTAGATGAGATAGAAGAGATTGTATCAATAGAGAGAGATGGTTCAGAGGTAAGAGCAATACATTATAGTGAAAGATTTGGTGCTGTAAATGCTGATAGTATTTCCTTTGCAACTACTAATGATCCTGTATGGTGGATAGAAGATGGATACCTTAATGTAAAACCTGATTATGGTGCTGCTAGTTTTATGTATGCAATACCTTTATATACTATTGCAGTAGGTGCTGCTACAGCAACTATAGCTGACTTCCCTGCTAAGTATTATGATCATGCAGTTTTATATGCTGCTTATCTTGTTTTATGTAGAAGAGAATTAGATCTAAATGATGTTATTCGCAACTATACTCAATCCGAAGAAGATGTAGAACTTGCTGCTTCAGCAGCACAATCTGTACAACTTATCCAGGCAAAAAAACAAATGGTATTTCAAAAATATACTAGAATTATGGGAATAGAGGTAGCACAATGAAACTACAAGAAATAATAGATGTAATTGGGAAAAGACATACTAATACTTCAGGCAATCAAATAACAAGACTTGCTAATAGAGCTATACAAGATTTTTGTCAAAAGACGGAGATATATGAAGAAGATTTTACTACTGCAGGCCCCACAGTTCAAGATCAAAGATGGTATACCCTGCCTTCTAGAGTTATAAAAATAAAATATGTATCTGTAGATGCTGAAACAGCTCCTATGCTTGTTGGAACTCCTAATAAAAAGGATATAACATAATGGCTGGATCTAAACATACAAAGAAATATTGTTGGTGGACTGAAGGTGAAAAGATAGCAATTTCACAAACTAGTGATGGAGTTAATTTTTCTGGGCCATCAGCAGCTGGTGATGTAATAAGTATTAAAGCAATATCTTTTCCAGAATTATTTACAGTAGATAATGCTTCACCTCATAGCTTGTCGGCTGAAATACCTGGTATTCCAGATCAATTCAGTCAAGCTATAATAGATAAAATAAGTGCCTGGTTATATGAAAATGATGCAGAAACTATACAATTAGCACAATATCATGAAGCAAAATATGAAAAATATATAAAGGAAGCAAAAAGTTATGCAGGTGATCAAAAAATATCCCAAAGTGCTTATGCAGTCAAACCTTACGACTTCTAGTACTCCATATCCCATATTCTATGGGTTTCCTAAAAATATTCAATATATAGAAAAGAAATGTACCCTGACAATTTCAAAGAAATAATTAAAGTAGTATTAAGGCATGAAGGTGGCTATGTTAATGATCCTGATGATCCAGGTGGCGAAACACAATTCGGCATA